CACATAACCAGCGGCTTGCACCACAGACTCACGATTCCAAACGAAGCTTGGGTCAATTCCGTAAGTCGTATTGCCAAGGGTGATTTTGAATCCACCGCTGTCAATCGCCTCACCGATCAAAACTCCTGCGTCGATCATCTCGTTGTAGTCTTTGCGTGGATTCCAATCCCCATTTTTTACAAAGAGGTTGTTCACGTTGATGAATTTGGAAGTCAAAGGCTCGCCCACTTCCGCACCAGCTCGAAGGCCAGCACAGATACAAGCAAATCCCCATGGCTCTAAATCAACAAGAGTCCCAGTTCTGTCAAGGATCGTGACGTGCTCTGCGACCAAAGAACAATATCCAGAGTTCAGAGTTCGGGCCGCAGCCTTGATCTGATCTTTAGATGCGTACTTTGATACGAAGGCGTGTCGCTCAGACTTGCCAGTTGTTGACCATCCCCAGATCGCGTGTGAAGCGGCCAGAGCGTTGATCGAATCGATTGTCAGCGCACCTTGGTCTGAAGAGATCAGCGGTGTTACCACGTTGATTCGCTCTTCTTTAAAGGCCTCAAATCCCGCAGCGAAATCGCTGTTGGCTGAGACGCCGTCAATCGCGCCAGTGAAGAACGATGCGTTTACGGCCACAACTTCGCCAGTGATGTTGTCGATTCGAGAAGCGACAGCCAGAGAAGAAGTCCCGTTGATCACATTCACCATTGCCACATCGTCTGCTCTTACGATCAGAGCAGCACCTTTGATCTCGACTGAAGAATACCAGTCAAGGACGTTGGTGTTCATTGTGCTCGTTGGTCCAAGAAGGACCGCAAGGTATTTGCCGCCTCCACCAAATGAGTTCAACAAATCAACAAGCTGGCTGAGAGTCAGAGTTGGCTTGCCGTCAGTGCTTTGGAGAACGATCGAGAGATCGTCGGATCCGGCACCCGCACAAACTGTTGTCAGAACAATTTGACCAAGAGTCTTTTGGATCGAGAACAGGCTTGATGTCCCTGCACCCAGATACTTGACACTCATTTGATCAATCCCGCCGACTTCCAACATTTGCTCAACGATCAAGTCCTTTTTAAAGGTCACGATCTTTGAACCTTTTTTACCGCGAGCTGTGCCCGTGATTCCAAAGATGGTATCGAGGGTTGAAGTCGCAACGATCTCTAATTCTCCAAGGTCTCCCGCCGCTGCTGGTAGAGCTACAGAGTCGATGTCAACTTTGATCTTGAGCCCAACTGCTGAGGTCACGATCGGTCGAGAAGGAGCCCAGTTACCGCCGACAGCCATGTTTGCTACCATCAACGCTGTTGTCTGAGAGCCAGTCAACGAGCTGGTGTAGGTGTACGTTGTGCCGTTCACTTTCACGATCAATGTGTCTGTGATCGCCACAGTGAAAGGTCCATCGACTGTTCCGGTGAGTGTCGCGTTCGCATCGGCTACCGAGCCGGGTGCTACAGACACGCTTAGGTTGTTCTCGTCTGCGCCGTAGTTGGCCGACTTTAATGCAATCTTATCAACAGCCGCACCGTTCTTCAGCGCGACTTGCGACTGAGTGCTCGGATTGGTCTTCCAAATAACGATCGTGCTCGCGCCATTTGCGATTCGTGGATCTTTTGAAGGATTCACCAAAAGCTCAAGAGCGTCTGCGATTGGACCGCTTTTATATCGAGCCTTTGCAGACTGGATATTATTTTTGCTTAGGATGTCCAAAACTCCAGGTCGTCCACCCTTGGCTTCGCCGATGATACCGACGACTCCTGTGGCCTGAAGCGGAAATCCTGTCAGGTTCTCGACGATGACCTTCGAATAAGCCCCAGGCTTTAGAAGTGTCGCGCCGTTAAATGTTTTAACAATAGACATAGTTCCCCCTTAAAATTGCTTGTAAATTTCATCCCACTCTTCGAGTGTAGCCGCCTTGACCCCGACAGCTTTAGGGTAAACTAACATAGCTTTTCTTTTATCAACTGGGACCTTTCTCACGGTCGCATAAACTGGGAATGAGACTTTTTTAGGGTCAAAGACCTCTTCAGATTTTGTCTCGCCAATATCTTTTAGATATTGCTCTTTTTGCCAATCTGGCATTTTAGAGGCGCGAATCGCATCTGCCTTGGACTTCGGTCCACTCTCTTCAACTTTTTCTTTAACTCGTTCTTCTCTAGCCATTTGTACTCTCCTGAATGTCAGCCAAACTAATTCCAGTCTCGACACCGTTGTCGGATTGGCCAGCCATGACGCCCACAAAATCCTTGATGATCGGCATAGCTCCTGTATCGATTCTGGCGATTGAGAAAACGCTAAAATTGATAAAGCGAGAGTAAATGTTGGCCGGAAGGTATTCATTCACCTTTGAGAGGTCTGTGGCCCTAAAGGTCGAGAGTTGTAGCCCTCTTTTTTCAAGCTCCGGTTTGAACAGAAGCAAAATATACATCGACAAATAATAAAGGTATTTACAAAGGTCTGGGGTGTTGCTCGTGTGGATCCCAATATGGATGTTGTCCGTGACTGGACTATATTTAACCTCAGACCTTCCAAGAACCTCGTTCTCGGCGTTCAACTGATCAATCACATCGGCATGGTCGGCTAGACCAGCCCGCTCTGTCATCTCTCCGCCGTCCAAAAGCTGAATCGAGATCGTGGGCATTTGCTCATCAATCAGCGAGAAGTGTTGGACGATTCGGATGTCATATTTTTTGATGTAGTCAGCGATCTCTTTGATCTTCTTATCGCCATACTTGCCCGCCAAGAATGGGGTGTTCAAATGTGAGAAAACCTTGGCCGGGGCGTCGTCGTTGGTCCTAAACCAATCAAAACCAATGCGAAGAACGGTCTCCAAAAGGAAATCCACCGGATAAAGACCGAGGCCCTCGTCTTCTGGACTGGGCGGTGGGGGCCAAGATAGCTGTTGTGGATTTATAGGCATTTACACTCCAAGAACTTTCTCCATCATGTGGTCCATCTCTTTATCGACCCAAGTCTCAACTTCTTGTAAGAGGTTGGCCGCTTTTAGGCCGGGATGTATCCACGATTCGGCTGGGGACAGTTCGCTCATAATTCTGAAGGTGTGGAGCTGGCCCGATCGACGCACCTTGCCGCCCGCACCCGCTGTCGCTATCTCGGTCTTTTGTAGGCCAGCCAGATAAGGATGCACCGGAGCCTTGCTTGGGATGCGTCTGGTAGCGACTTCACCAGCCGAGGCGGTCAATGCCCTGTCTAGGCCGTACTTCTTCGTGGCGGCCCTAAGCTGGGTCTTTAAATCGCCAACGGCTGCCGCCTTGCCAGTGTAAGCGAACCTTGAGTCATCTGATTTTGAATGACGGAACGGAATGACGATATATTTATGCGATGGGACCGCCGCCTTTGTCTTCGTGGCTGGTCTTGCGATTGTGGTCTTTGCCTTGCCTCCGCCGAGCCAGCCTGGCCTCACCGCCTTCATGTCAAAAGAGGCCATCCCGAACTCAAGGTTGTTTGGCATGGTCCCAACGAGTTTGATCTCGGCTGTTATCCCCGCGCTGTCTGATCTTGTGATCTTAAAACTCTCAGCCGCACGAAGGCCGTTGACGTAAATTTCTCGTGAGGTTTTAAGCCGCTCTTGGGCAAGTCTGGTCCACTCGTTTTGCGCGGCCTTTGCCAACTGGACGATGCCATCTGCAAAGACGTGTTGGACGCTCTCACTTAATGATTCGAGAGCAATCCCCAATTCCTTTAAGCGGTCTTCTACCGCGAAGTTCACGGTGCTATTGGAGCGGGGACTTGATTGCCGCTCGTCCTTGCAAGATAGTCCCATCGAATAACGGCTTGCTGTGGAAGATGAACGGGGATTTTGCTGGTCCGTTTGAAATCGACATAATAGTAGCGATGCTCATGCACGAGTTCTAAGACTCTGAATGTCGGAAGCACCGGATAGATTAAAGTGTAAAGTGTGCCCGAGTCTGGTCTGATCGCCGACTTCCATTTGAGGTCGCGACCGCTCACCGTGTAGTGCTTATCAAGCTGATAGCGAACACCCTTTGAGTCAACCAAAGTGTAAGGGACATCTGGAGCTTTTTCAGCACCAGCCTCAGCCGATGCTGGGATTTGTGTGGCCCCATATTTTGCTGGGACATATCTGAGCTTATCGCTATCCCCAGGACCACGCTTCAAAAGTTGATTGTAGACCGCCGAGAAATCGAGGACCTCAATTTTATACCAGTAGTAAAGTTTTACCTTTTGCTTTGTGGTGATCGTTGCATCTTTGATGTCAAAAATCCCTTGGACTTGAAGCTCTTTGTTTAGCTTGATGCCTTGGATAAAGCCCCACTCTTCGTGAGCCTGTTCGGTGATCTCAATAACCTGATCGCCCTGACAAAGAGGGCAATCCAAAACGTGATTGGTGTCTGTAAGCTCGGTTCGGTTTGGGCAAAGGATTGTCGGCGTGATTCGCACAAGAACACCCTGATCTTCAATCAGGTTTTCAAATTCTTGTGGCACAAGATTGATACGCGCAGGTTTTGAGCCCTTACGTTTTGACCGAACATTCGCACTAGCAGGGTTTAGGTGCTTAACGGATTTCGGAGGTGTAAAAAAATTGTCATCACTCTCAGACATTTTTCATCCTTACATGACCGCAAACTGGATCCCAAGGTAGTATTCCTTGAGGCCCTCAAGCATTGATTTAATTTCCTTCTCGCGCTGTTTGATGTTGGCGGTGTAACCAGTGTTCTCAGCAGAGGCCGTGGTCACGATGCCTTGGCTCAAACCATCGAGAGAGATATTTTTGGACGCGATACCCGCACCAGCGATTAAGTCACCCGCGATGTTCATTGGCATGATCGAGGCTTTTAGCCCGATGATATTTAAGAGATCCTCTGGGATTTCTCCCTTAGGGAATCCTGCCGTGTACGTCACTGACCAGATTGATGGCACGTTCTGAAGTCCATTGTAAAACAGAGGCAAAAAGTTACCTCCCTGAGATAACAAGATGCTCGAAAAAGTTCCCGCTGTCGGGACCAGTTGGATCTGTGCGCCGACGCTCTCGATGCGATACCACTCTTCATTAAACTTTAAAACCTGAGTGGCCAGTGGGAATTGCATACTGAGATCAGAGACAGACTGAACTGGATATTTAAAAAGTTTGATAAAATTATAAGCGACATAGTCCTGAGCGTAATAGTCGTGACGCTCATCCTTGATTTCGGTTGGGAATAACAAAAGTCCTGGCAGCTCTTTTTGAAGCCACATCTGGGCGGAGCGAATTTGGAACTCGATATTCTTTTTAGAGTATCCGTTGCCGTCGTCGTCCGTTAAATCCACGCCAAAAAGATAACGGTCCTTCATCTCTTGGGCCGTCATGCACAACTGGTTGTCCCGAATAACGGGACGCTTATTAAATGCCTCTTTAGCCATTAGCAAAGCCTTTCAACTATGTTCAAGCTGTCAAGGAATTGGACGTATGATGTACGACCAGCCTTTACCACTCGGATTTCAAAGCTTCTATCCTCTCCAGAGTCCAACGAATCAGTGTCAGCCTCATCAAGAGAGATTTTAATTTTTCCAAGAATCGCATTTAGAATCGTGATCTGTCCAACCGTCAAAGCCACACCGACAGTCGTTGCTGTTGCCGGAATCGAAATCTTGATTGTGTTTGCCAGAGTCGGTGAACTTGTTGAGAGCGGAGTCTTTAGAACAACGGCACCAGTTGGGATGCCGGGCCCGTAAACTGGATCACCCTCAGAGATGTTGGTCGTGTCGATCGCACTTATGATGTCGGTCGAGTTGATGTTGGCGATGAGTGCTAAATAGTAAACATCCAGAGAGGTCTGATCTGTCTTCGTGAAACAGGCCTCAATGAGATCGACGCCGCTGAAGTCGTAGGGGTCTTGAGTCACATCATTGGTGAGTTTGACCGAGATGTCCTTGTCTGAGCCCTTAATAATTTTGATCATGCTTCCCCCATTTAAACTGCACTCTCATCACTTACCGAACCTGAAATATCTGGAGCCGCACTCACCTCTAGGTTGAGAGCATCGACTGAAGATTGGTTGGCGCGTGAAGAGATCGTGGCGTCAAGGTTATTTAATCTTGGATCTGTGGCAAGTTCTGGATTTGTCGGAATCGCGTTCACACTCGCCTGAGTTGATCGCGTTGAGACCTTCGCATCCAAAGATTCGCCGAATGTGCCAGCCGCTACATGGCCAGCCTGAGCTTCATCCCAAACCGCATCTGCAATCGCGGAAGGACTTGTTCCGGCACCAGCATCTTGCAATGCCTTGCCAGTTGTTCCCGCTGTCGAGTGGCCAGCCGTTGGTTCATCCCACACGGTCGCTGCGAGAGTGGCCTGTTTGGCTACAGTGGCATCAAGAGCAACAGTAGCGTCTTTTG